AGATGTAATTAATATGTCTGGAGTTCTAGGAAACACATCAGCAGTATCTACACTTATACTTTCTACAACTTGTCCTGCTAATATTGCTCTTGCTTTATTAGGTACTTGATCAATCAATACAAATGGTGGTCTTATGTATCCAGTTCCACGAAGATCAACTTTAATTTTTTCTAATCTACCATACCTAATACTTTCTGGATCTTTGTAACCATAGAAAGGAACACCATTTAATCCAATACCAACATCTCTCTTAGGTGTAGGGTATGTTTCTGTAGTTCTTGTTGCTTGCTTTCTAATAATACGAAGAAGTTTTTGATCTAATAATGTTTGATTGAAAGTAGAACCATCTAAAATTTTATGTGATGGAAAACTAGAACTAGCAATATAATAATATTGATCATCTGCAAGTATAGCAGATACATCAGTAGAAACTTGATTTAAAGAAGTAGCGACTGTTGGAAATGTAGGAATATTTGGAGATGCACCAGTTCCTAATATCCATCTAGTCTGGTTTGTACCTACATTTACAATTTTAGAATCATCAGTCTCAAAACCAGGATTTGATACTTGAATTTTATCACCAACTGCAGAATATGGTTGTGCATCTGATGGTTGTAAGTTATATACAATACCCATCGTTAACAATGTGACACCAGAACCACTAATAGTCACTGGTTTGTATACTGGTGTACCAACATCATATTGTACAGCAGTCTGTGCAGATCTATTGTCTATAATAAATTGATTTACAGTTTTATCACTAAATGTAATTGTCTCATTTCCAATCAATACTGATCCTGTAGTATCCCAACCAGTAGTGGAGAACACATCAATTCTATCCCCTGCTGTTGTTGCAGTTCCTGTTAATACTTTCTCAAGTTGAGTCTTAGTTGAGACACCAAATATACCATTTACTGTTTCTGGTGCTAAAACTATGTTATAGATTACTTCATCATCTCTAGTTCCATCTGCATATACGTTGTCTACAATAGCGTCTGCGTAGTCATACTTTTCTGTATCAGATTGAACAATTTTCTTTCCTATTAAATTTTTTACATCACCAGATACAACCTTACATTTAAGTGCATATACATTTATCCAATCAGCATCAGATGACTTGTATGTAAATTCTCTTGGTTTGTATACCTCAGGTTTAAATACTTTTTCACCTTCTTCCTCTTCTTCTTCCTCAGTGCTGAGAACCATGTAACCCTCGTCACCATCAAGACCTGACATGTAACGATGATATGCACAATAATAATAAATTTTATCAGTCTCACCTAAGTCCATTATAAACTCAGGTTGGAATGTATTAGTATAATTAGTCTTTACACCATTGACAAGATCAGTATTATAATATAATTGTCCACCAAGTAATGTGCCCTCTCTAGTTGTACTAAACAACATGGGATGACCTTCTGGATGAACTGGCATTGGTAAATTAGAAGGATCAGATTGATTCCATATAATCTGATAGTTTTGTTGTACTTTTATATTTTCTGGTGCAAAATAATATTTGCCAGGTTCAAAATTACCAAATTCCTCTGCTTCTTCACCAAAATCAATATAAAAGATTCCATTGGGGAACGTAATTACTGTTCCAGCAGTGAATGATGCTCCTATTTTACCTGATATTACATCAGAAATTGCAAATGAACCTGATAGTTGTCTTAAATATACTCTTGTAATTACGTTTTGATTATTTCTAACAATTTTGGCAATTTCACCACTAGCGTTTCCACCATTTTGAAATATTCTATCACCAACTAAAAAATCACCAACAGGATTTGTAACATTTATTGCAACATTATCAAACTCAGTTTTTATAAACCACTCAAACTGCTGTAAATTTCTACGTGCATTTTCGTCAATATCTTTATCAATAAGACTATTGAAAACAAACTTAATAGAACTATCAGTTCCTTTTGCTTTATAAAAATTTTGTATGTTTTTTATTAAAGTTCTCTTATCAACACTACCTCTAAGATATTTCTCAGGAAAAGAACCTAGATATTGTTTTTCAAAATTCTTGACAAATGCATATAAGAAAAGATTACTAACATTATGAACTTTCTGACCAGCAACATGTGCAGCAGCAGTTGTAGTCTCAAATTGAGTCTCATGATACAAATCACCAAGAGTTACGTTACCACTAACACCTCGTGTGCAACCTTGTAGTGTAGTATCAGTTCTAGTTGCATATAATATTATCTCATCATCTATTCTGACGTATCCGTCTGCTTTCGGAAAACTCGTTGCATCTTGTAATACAATTGTGTCATCAGTATTACTGATACTAACATCCAAAGTATTAAATTGTCTAAGTATGTTTTGTTCATAGTAATCTATATCAGCATAGTCTTGAAGATTGCTGATAACATCTAACGTACCACCCTGTACCTCCTGTGCCTCATAATACTTTTCTATGAACTTGGTAAAAAGTTCATATTCTGTACTAATAAACTCAGGAAGTTGAGTTTCTATTAGAGTCGAGATTCGCTTTGTTTTAGCAGCAACCATTTAATTACTCTTTATACGCAGTGAAGGATGAGTTAGCAACGTCAACGTCAAGATATACTTCACGCATTGCTTTTATATCGTTTGATAGAGGTTTTACTCTTAGTGAAATACGATTATCAAAGAAACTACCTTTAATAATTGTTAAGGCATACATCTTTAACTCACCTTTTACATAATCTATGTCGCCAATATCACTGTCAAGGACAACCTTTTCACCAGTTATGGTATCTAGTCTATATAGGACAATTTTCTTATCCCTATCTTCAACGTAAACATCAAAATTAGGATACTCGGTCACCCTAAAACCAGTAGATGACAAGACTGGATCATCACAGTCTTCATCAAAGGCATTCTGGAAACATACTTCATAATAGAATGTAGAATTTAACTGTGGATAGAAGTCTTTTCTCATCATGACACTGGTGAGATTAGAATTGATACTAATATCAGCATCATCTATTACACCTACAAACTTACTATATCTAAACTTACCATTAAACTTCTCAGTATCACTTGTATCAATATAAGATTGTACACTAGAAATTGCCTTATCACTAATTTGTGATGGTATTTGATCTGTCACACCACCATTGTAGAAAATCTTACTTGTCATCTCAACATAGAGAATAGAAGGATCTACTATTCTTGGTTCTACAGACGCAACAACATATTTTTTAAGATCAGAAATAATTTGTGATTTAGTCAATGATGTGAGATAACTCGCATCATTCGGTTTCAATACAATAAAGACCTTACCATACTCTGGTGGATCTTGATCCTCACCACCAAAAATAATGATATCACTAGTTGCTGGATATACTTTTCTTACAATTGCTTCATAGTCCTGTGCGGTCACTGCACGGTCTTGTGTGCCATATGCCTTAGGAGCAGTGTATTTTATCTTAGCAGTGCTTTCTATCTCTTCACCGCCCGAAGAAGGTGTAGTTGATGTAACTGTAGTTGTAAAGGCATTAGGACTTACACCATTTGGATTCTGTACAACACCAGTAAATACAAAAGTCTTAACTCCATTACTTTCAGGACCTGAAGTTGTAAGATAAGATACTTCAATACGTGAATTATTTTCAATCTTCTTACCTAGAACACCATCTCCTAGTAGTATTTCATATCTTTGATCTTCAATTTCATCTATAAAAAATACTTTTGAATCACCATCAACCCCTAAGATATTATCAGCAACTTTATACTCTTCATTAAATGAACCACCGCTAGGATATACTTGTACTCTAACTGTATTAGTATCAATATCTTGATTATCTAAAATAAACCTTTGACTCTTAATAGCAGTATTGATAGTAAATGTGTTAGTAAGAAGTGTGCCTTCTCGAATAGGAACATTAGTAAATGTAGCAACGTTGTTTATAACTTGTGCTAGAACATCATCAGTTACAACATAAGAATATACATTGTTATCATATGATGAAATAAATCCTGTTCCTGCTTGTAATATTAACTCAGTGTCAGTTGTAGGGTTAGTGTAATTAATATTAAATGAAATATATGCTGTAGGAGATGTAGCACTTTTAGGTCTATACCCTAGTTGCTTTGCAATTGATACTACGTTGTCTCTTAACGTTGCTGAATCAATGAATAGTTCATTGACCACCATGTTAGTATTAAATGCTGTGTAGTAAGTATTATAAGCAAGTGTGTCAATTAAAGTTGATAATGCACTTCCCTCAAAATCATAGTCAGTAAATTCTGACTGTGATCTCATATACTCTTTGAGAGAAACTTTTATCTGTTCAAAATCTAAATTGGATACCTGAGTGTATGGCATTATCTT